ACGTACGAGGCCAACGCTTCATAAGAACTCTCAATATACTTTTCAAATTCCACTTCACAGATCTTATTAAGGAACGACACAATGCTTTCATTAGTTTTCTCTCTGCCCTTGTATATGATCTCCACCAAAGGGCCAAGATTAAGGTAGATAGAATCAGTATCACTAGCAATAACATAGTCTTCACCCTCCGTTTTGAGTATTTTGTTTAGATAAGAATTCATTTTGTTTTCTATCCATCGGATAGACACTTGCCCTGAGAGGGTAATTGCTTCTGCATTGGCAAGTTTGTAGTACCTAAAATACTGGTTACCGATAGCACCATAAGCAGAGTTAAGAGAGATCTTCTTAGCCATTTGGATATTGTTGCACCGGGCAATTTCTTTTTCCAATTCTTTAGTAGGAGTTTTTTCATATGCTTTCTTTGCTTGAATCATTTTCTTCTTGAAGACCACACGATCTCCATACATCTTATCCATGAGTTCTGGTAAGAATCCACGAACATCTTTTCGATACATTGCACCATTGGCACAAACAGCATTATCTTTATGCAACTCGAAATTTATTTCTTCTCCAAGAATTTTATCAACAGTTGCTGTTGGATGTCTTTCTTCAAGAAGTGTTTCTGGAGAAATATTATACTGCATAATCAAATGCGGATACAGTGAGTTCAAGTCAAAAGAAACTACCCAATCATACTTTCCCGGAATTGGTTCCTTAACATATGCACCTGCATATCTTTCACTTTTTGCTGATCTATTCTTAGGGGGGATTACAATATTGCGTTTCTTAAGGTAGTTGTAGATAATCGTATCCCACATTCTTACCTGATAAAACACATCATTATAATTGACTTTAGCATCATATGCCATTGTCAACGCAAGTTCGATCAACTTCATCTTGTCTTCCAAACGGTCAACAAGTTCCACGTCAACTATATTATATTCAATAAACTTCTGCCAACCTTTTGTATAGAAATCCTTGAATGTATCAAACTCACTGTGATCTAATTTCTTTTGCCCAAGTTCAACACTTGCAATATAATCCAAACGATATGACTCTTGTGCTTTGTATGTAAACTTTCGATAAAGATCTAAGTAGTCAAGTTGCGTGACACCACCAATATCAAAGGTAGTATGCTTTCTTCCCATGATATGAACTTCACCCTCAGAGACAAGACCCCATGGTGAAAATCTTTTCATTATTTTTTCACCAAGAACTCTTTCAAGACGTTTGCAGATATATGGTATATCGTAAAGTTGTATGTTCCATCCAGTGATCACATCTGGAACATCTAACATCCAATATTCTATGAATGATCGAAGAAGTTTTTCCTCAGTGTGACAGCAGTGGTAGGTAACATTATCTTGTTTGTTATTAAAAGGTTTAACTCCCCAAGTAATAATTTGCTTAGTTGTATAATCTTGGATTGTGATTGCAAGTATCTCTTCGACGCACGATTCAACATCAGGGAACCCTTGCTCAGACGCAACCTCAATATCAAGAGTAACAAGTTTAATCTGGCTGATGTCAAACTTGATTTCATCAACAGGATATTTTTCTGATATGTATTGGTAAATGTATCTGTCATTTCCATATATCTCGAATCCATCGACATCTTCATATTTTTTATAGAACTCTCGACAGTCTCTAACTGTTCCCGGATTGATTGGTTCAACTGTCTCTCCATTTAACGTTTTATATTTAGACTTCTTTTTAGACTTAACATATAATGTAGGGAAAAATTCATCACGATGTTCATATCTTTTTCCATTCTCAACACCACGAACCAGAAACTGATTCCCGATCAATTGAACATTAGTATAGAACTTCATTTAATAAGGTCTTGATATTTTTCAAGTAGTGTTGGTGTGGGATCTGCAAGAGTTAGAATCTTATCAGAACTAATCATAAATGTATCATCCTTTGTAACTTTTAGCAAGAAAGGTTCTAAGATATCATTATCTTTAATTGTAAATGGGTTGGATAATTTACAATCAGGTTCTCCCGGAATAGCTGCAGGAACTTCAGTTATTTGACTTATGATTATTTGATTAGTTGTCAGTAGTATTATTTTCGTTTCCATAATTTACGATGTCCTCTTGATACATTTCTTTTAATTTATAAACTGGTTCTACCATTGTAATTAACCAGTCAGCAGGGATAGGTATGTTTGTTTCTTTAGATAAAGGTATCCAAGGAAATAATGATACTTCAAATCCTGCCTTTTTAGCATTACCATTTGTTTCTGTCACGTTTGGTTTTACCATTCTAATAACACAAGGTTTATCTAAACGATATCCAATAACCGTTCTTTTTTCTCCCTCGCCCATTAACATTTCAGAAACATCAGCGATTACATCTTCACCAGATTTTAAGAGCATTAATTTAATGGTCATAATTTTTAATCACGTCCCTCTAGTATAGCACAAAAAAAGAGGGCCGTAAAGGCCCCCATCCATCTCGAACTATTTTATTTATAAGTAGTCTTTACGAGAGTGGTGTTCTGGAACTACTTTTCCCAATTCCACGGTAAGGAGTCCATCGGCAAAGCTGACCGATCTAACCTCTGTATCATCGGTGATCGTCCAGACTCTATCGAAGGAACGTTGGGCCAATCCTTGATAGACAATCGTTGCATCATCTTTTGATTCTTCCTTTTTGCCCTCGACATGTAGTTTTCCAAACTCCGTGTAGACTTTGACTTCTTTCTTTTTGAATCCCGCGAGTGCGATTTCCAACCTCGATTCGACATTGTTCACTTGAACTAAATTATATGGCGGATAGTTAGAAGAGGTTGTGTTTGTCCAGAAATCATCTATATAAGAATCTAATCCTATACTATTCCTGACAATTTTATCCATCAATGAAGATAAATCTTCAGATTGGAATCTGCGTAAATTTGACATAATTTTTCTCCTTTAAAAGCGAGTGTGTATAAAGTGAATCCTTTCGGCATTCACTACTAATTATACACGTATCACTGTAAAAGAGAAGTGGAGAGTACTACCTTTTTATTCGGTTTCTTGGGTCTTACCTTTTTTACCAATATTATACTTCTGTTCTAGAATCCAATCTCCCTTATCTTTATATGAAAGAACTTTAATTTGATTAAGGGGAGCGATATCAGAAACTGATTCAGGTTTTACTACAGTAATTAAACCCCAGTCTGCTAAGAGACGAGCGATGCGGTTACGTCTTTGTACGTCATTAGATGTGAGATTAGCATGCTTACCATCTAATGCAAATAATTCTTTAAAGTGCACAATAAAATACCTACCTTGCTTATGCAAGATATGGCAACTTTGATACAATTTCTTTTCCTTTCTCGACGCTACACCAATTCTTGTTAGAGTCTCACGAACCTTTAAAAAATCATCTGGTTCATTGAGAAGCACTTCCACCATTTGATCCTGAGACCAAGTTATTTGTGGTTCTACCGTAGAAGTAGTCATTTTGTTCCTCCAATTTCAAGTCGTTGTTTAATAAATTCCAGTTGTTGTTTTGATAAGATTTTCAGTGCTTGAGAGGCTTTCTCGTTACTATAACCATAGTATTGTTTTACACATTGGAGATCCGTGACTTTATCCTTACGGAGCCAGGGAGAGAATCTCTTCTTTTTCCTAAGTGTATTTAGATAAAAAGAATATTGAAGATCTTTATCTAAGTTAGGATACTTATTCATTTCGTTAACAAACATAATACAATCAAGATTGCCTGACAAACAACGATTGATAATATATGGAGCATAGTCTTTTATCAAAGAAGGATCTTCTTCTAGAAGATTGTTCTTGTAAAAGTTAATTGAGTTTAACCAGTCTTTAAGTTCCATTATCTTATGATTTGTATATCTTGATCTTCTGTCCAGAGTTCGACCTCAGTTCTAAACCTACCTTCTTTCTTCATCTTTTCATATCTTTTACCTGCTTTCTTCTTCCACCATTTAATAATATTTTCAAGATAAAACTTATCCCAATTAGGGCCACGAACTAATTTATCTTGTTCGCCAAGTAATACTTCACGAACATTTCCATAACCATAATCAGATGTATATGATCTCTTTCTCTGTGTAAGTCCAAATGCATTCTTAAGAACTCTATCTAACTCTTTTAGTTTTTCTACTTGACCATATTCTTTCAGTGAGTTCTTAGTCCATGAAATCATTCTAGTTTGTCTTTTCATCTTTTTAGATGAGACATAACTAGGAGTTACAGGATTATTATCATTAAGTAAAGTGAATCTATTATGTAGAATATGAAATGCTCGATCATGAAGTAATGGTAGGAAATTACTATCAGTTAGTCCTTTATATCTAATGTATGGTTTAAGACCGTCATACTGCGACGCAGAGGTCGTAGAACCGTATAATGAAGTGGTCTCGAACCATCCAATATCTTTCTCAAATACTTTGTTTAAAGTCTCTCTTGCAAAATGAGATACACACATCAATGCAAGTAGTTTTCCACCAAGACAATTATATCCAAAAGGTTGAGATGGGACAATTGCAAATCCCATTGCAGCATGACGATTGAATATAGAAAGGTTTGCCGGTTGACCTAACCATTCATTTCTTGGTTTAGAATTAATTGTTGGAGATCCAAATCTTATAAACCCTAATATCTTTTTACTATTCTTTTCATATACAATCCAACGCAGTTCTCTACCGGGAATATTCTTTTCAATAATTGCAGATGAAGTTGCAGTTAAAAGTTCATGATAGTAGTCCTGTGGAAGACCATTCTGAAAACGTTCTCCAACAAACTTAACTTCAAAGTCCATGTCCTCTGGATGAATATCTTCATTAAAGAATTCATCTTTTAGAGACACAATTGATTTTGTTCTTTCTGCAACTGCTGCCTTTTTTGTAAACCGAATATAATCCTCAATAGTTTGAAACTTTTTGAAGTAGTTGATAAATTCGTCAGCAGCCCATAAAGCATCTACTTCTCTTAGAATCATCGTA